AAGGTTTCTCCTAAATTATGTCGGTTTTTGAATCAAAGCCCTGCCAGACGCTTGAATTCGATGACGCTATTGCGATCATCTGAGTCAATGACTTGCTTGGCAGATTTATCCCCTGTAACTTCTTGAACACTTTCGCGTACCATAGTCTTTGCAGACTTCTTTTCGGCGCCGGTGTTAAGAACTGCGGGTAGATACTTGTCGAATGCGGCCTTAAGACGCGGTGTCTGGACGCTTTCTAGTAAACTCATCATGGTGGTTGATTTTTCCTCATTGAGGGTTGACAACAGATCGGACATAATCTTCTCCCGAAGATTTGATTCCTTCATCATGCGGACTTCACGTTCTTTATTTTCAACCAATTTACGTGTTGCGTTGGTTGTCGAGATGGATTCAGCTAGTTGTTGATCTTTTTCGTCTAGTTGAGCCATTAGTTTACGTGTTTCTGCCTTACCGTTAAGATGAGTGACTGAGAACTCGCTTGCAAATGATTCAAATATACGACGACCAAAGGTGTTTTCTTTCGAAACTTTGATATCTTCCTTCAACTGGCTTAACTCGCTCTTTAGATGTGTGGTCACTACTGTATTCATTCTTTTCGCACTTTCAGTCACAAAGCGTGACTTTAATGCTTCTAGATGTTTACGACCTTCAGCAACTAATCTGACCTTAGCTTCAACAACAGCCTTCTTGTCTTGTGAGAATTCTTTGATCTCACGTGCAAGAGCGTGAACGATAAACTGTTCTAGCTTTTGTTGATTTTCCATCTGCAACTTGCGTTCTGAGCGCAGTTCTTTAATTTCTTCGGCAAGTTTAGTTACCATGAAATCATTGAACTTTACTGCGTTCTCACGTAGTTTTAGTTTGGCTTGTGTACGGTCTTCGTTCATTGCTTGCTTCTCAGCTTGAAATTCTGCAATCTCAGTGCTAAGGCTTTCTGTTACCATCTTATCAAGAGCTTCAACCATCACGATTCTATCATGCTCGTACCGTTGTGCGAACTCTTCTCGTAGTTCGGAACGTACTTGTTCACGTGCTTCATTCAACTTAGATTCGAAGGCTTCGTTTAATTCTTTGCCCACATCTTCGTTGATCAAGCCCGTTTCCATCAATGGTTTGATAGCATCGATCATGCTTGTTTTCCTTTGTTAATTTTGAGATCCTTAATAAGGCGCATTACTTCCTCTTTCAGATATCTCTGTACTTTCTTGTCGCCTTGAGCATCTTTTGCTAGCTCCATCAGTTTATGACCATGTTTCATGTTTAACAGTGATTCATAAATTGCTTTTGGATAAGCATTAGGTGCGCTTGGCTGCGCGACAATATCCACGGTGACTATTTCAAAGTCACTCACTTTGCCATCTAGATCATTAACGTTACCGCTGCCACGACTAGATACGCCTAGTTTCACACCACTCTCTAGCATGGTCGTTACTAATTGACCCATAGGAGTTGGTAAAATCTTTAACTTTCCGAATCCATTACCACCATCCATCCACATAGATTGAATCATATGCGATACACGGTCCAAGTTGATCTTTAAATCATCTGGGTGATCGACTTCACCCAATACTGAATAACCTTCTTGGATTTGCTTGTTCAATGTTTCTACAGCAGTCTCAATTTCAGATACGGGGTAAACACGCTCGTTTGCGTTCTTTACCCCGCCCTGAATGAATATCCCCTTCATATAAAGGGACTTCAGACTACCTTCACCAGAACTTTCAACCACCAATTGTGCGCGGTCAAAAGTTAGGTGCTCCTTAAGATACAAGGCCATTGTTCTAGGATTCCTTATCTAACGATTCGTTTAGTTGTTCTACGTGATTCAGCTACCGGGCTCGTTGTACCAGATGCTGCATCTTTCTTCACTGGAGCAGGAGTCGATTCACCCTTCTCACTGAAGTTATCTTTACCGGGAACATTCTTAAAGTTGCCTGCACCCTTAACCTGAGTCTCACCCTTTGTATACTGATTGCTAGGGGCTTTTGGGCTTGTAGGCACTGCTTCTGAAGAACCAGAGAATTTAACTGGATTAGCACCAGTTGATACAACTCTTGGCTTTGTTAGTGCTGGGCTTTTTGTATAAGCACCGTTGTCACCATGAGTAACAGGTACTTTCTTCAAAGCAATTGCTTCCATCATAGATTCATCGTCCATGTCTTCTTCGCCCTGCTCCATGTCGCCTTCGCCCTGCTCCATGTCTTCTTCGCCCTGCTCCATGTCTTCTTCGCCTTGCTCAGCATCGCCGGCACTCATGATATCTTCAAATTCAGACATTAACTGGTCTAGTTTATCTTCGATGCTGTCTAAGCGTGTTTCAACTCCGCCTTCGCCACCTTCAATGTCGATAATCTCATCGTCACCAACTGGCTCTTCATCATCAAAGTCCATTACTTCTTCATCTTCACCCTCTATAACACCAGATTCTTCAACAGAGATTTCATCCATCATTTGGCCAACTTGACCACCCATGCCATCTTCGTCATCACCCATTTCGTCCATCATCATGTTTTCATAAATTTCACGTGACTTCTCTACAACGATATCATGAAATAATGAGCGAGCTTGTTCTTCATCTTCGTTGATGATTAGTTCGATCAACGATTCAAATTTCTTATTGTCCATTGTTAGTTCTCCTAAGTTAAATGGCCTTGCTTGTGTAATAATATTTAGTACCCGTGGCTGGAAACAGTGCTATAACTATGTATTTTTTACACTTTTGAAGGTTTTATTGTGTTACAGAAGTATTACTGAGATTACATCGGAGGTGCATCAGGTGCACCTCCATATTGCTCTTTAACTCTTTTTAAGTCATGTTCTTTTTCATAGTTTCGAACATCCAACATCTTACGTAACTTACGTATCTGTCTAAGAGTTAGTTTAGTTTTGCGGGATTCTTTCCATTTAGGTCTGCTGTTATCAGATTCTATATCCTGATAACCTGGAATTGCTGCATCAAACATCTCCATCAAACGCATATAAGTTCTCTCATATATAAGCTATTTATCGTAGATTAGCTATATTACATGCCTACGCCAGCTGGAGCCGGAACACCTGCACCACCTTCAGGTCCTGCTACTGGTCCTGTAACTCCAGATTCTGGTGCTGCTTCCCCTTCTTCTGGTGTGTTTACTGCTTGATCAGCCGTTTGCAAATCGGTTTGAATGTCACCGGCTGATACACCTACGTTACGTAGATCACTTCCTGCTGGTCCTGTATCTTTGTCTTTACCCTTTTCTTCGCGCCATAATCTTTCGTTCTTAGTAATCTCTTCTTCACTTAATCCTAAAAAGCGTTCTAATGCAAAGCGTTTAGCTATGTAAGGAAATGCTTCCATAGATGCAAAAGTAGCAACTCTAGCATTATCTAACTCACTTTGACGATATGCAGCAAAGTTTTGCGGCGGATTAAACTCTAAAGTGAATAGACCTGCATCTATATTGAACCCTCTCCAACGCAAAAATAGCTTGAATTCTTCATCTAGCTTTTTACTGATATATCTTTGTAAGCGTTCGCAATATTGATTAAATCTGAATTCTTGAATCATTGCTGTACCAACACGACCGTCACTTAGTGGAGTAGTGTTATCATCCGGACCAGTTGGTAAATATGAACTTGGAACTCGCAAACCACGTGCTAATCTATTGTTGAAGTACTTTAAGTCATCGATTTCACCTAGATTTTGGCCACCTGGCAACACTTCAACACTACTACCGCGGTTATCTGCTGTGACCGGAAAGAAGTAATCTTCGTTCATTGAGTTTTTAACAAAGATACCGGAATCAATAGCAAATGTGTGATAATCATGCCAGCGATGCAACCCATCGATAGTTATTGTACCAGTGTCACGATTACTGACTTTTGTAATCTTCACTATACGGTGATTAAAATTTTCAATTTCTTTTACAAAATGTTTCCAATTGGTATAGCCAAATTTAGACAATAACCGATCAAGTTTGCTATAACCAAACTTAGTAAAATCTATTTTACACTGTGAATTTTTATAGTTTAACGGAATAGAGTTATGTTCTTTAATTAATGCTAACAACCTAATATTAGCGTCACATTCTTTCAATACATCATTTTTGGTTGTTATCCCCGATTTGACTATATTAGCGACTATTTGTAGCATATCAAATGTTAAATTAAGCGGTTGATTCTTAATTTTAACTCTATATTCACAATTAGCCTGTACTTTTTTCATAGCCAACGGATTATTGTTGAGGTATTCTTTACGAACTTTCCTCATAGTGTTTGCATAGTGGGCTGCAATTTTTGGATCATTGTTTCTATTCCACACTGCTTTTTGTTGTGCGGCACGAATGTTCCATAAACTAACTAACCGTTCTTCCTCATTGAGGTTTTTCCAATTTTCTTTAAGTGTATTGGAAATCTTAGAAGATAGCTGCTTGCGTTCTGCATCAGTTAGATTTTCCCAATAATCTTTTTTCTGAGAAGAATGATATAAGATATGATCTTCTTTGTTCATATAGGTCAAATTACGAGGATCATTGTTGAAACGATCATTATCTTTATGGTGAATTACTGTTCGTGGGGCTAAAGCATGTTCTGTTAGGTAACTAAATTCTTGATGCTTCCCTAATTCCCTAAAAAATTCCCCAATCATTCGGTGAGTCCACATCCATTTTTTAGCGTCATGGTCCCAAACTTGCTGATACTCATTGGTTTTTCCACCGGAGATTCGTTCGTCTCTGGTGTTGAATGCAATGAGACTATCATCCTCAGTTAAGTCCTTTGCCTCAACGAAACCTTTACCGAATACAGGTATTTTGTGATCGGGAGTACAAACTAATGTTTTTCCGTTATCTAACGTCAATTCTATGACTTCAGTATCTTTTCTGGTTATGCCGGCCCAGTTAATTACGCCCGGAACTATTTTTCCGGTATCCGGATTACAACTGTAAGCCCAATTTTCCTTGCCCGCCTCAAATTCAAAAATAATATCTTTCAATGCAAGTGTTCTACCATCCAACAATGGAATTTTAGTTTCTAAATCCAAGCACAGGGGATTATATGCTGCATCTACCATAGATTGTCCACCATGTGATGATGGTATTCTACGTTGATGTATTTCGTTTTTAATACGTTCTACAAAAGCCATAGCTAAATGGCTAGGCATGTTACCAACGTCAATCTTAAACATTCTACGTTCCGGAGCACGTTGTACACGATAGATCAGCACCGCATCTTCAAGCAGTTCTTTTTGCTTATAGACTTTGAATATGTTCTCTAAGATACTTTGTCCAAAAGGCCAAAACCTATCTAATCCCTCAGTAAGACTTAAATGAACCACATGTTTAGAATCAATTGCAGCTTCGCTTTGTCCCAAAGTAAAGCGGCTTCCTGTGGTGTTATATGGCATACTTGGAACAGTATATCCGTTAGAGCTTCCGCCGCCTCCTGTACCACCTAAACCTGTTGCTGGATTGGCAGCAAAATCTGTATTAGTTTTCTGTGCTACAGTTAGATTCTGTAGATTGATGTTAATATCTTTGATAACGTATTGTTCAGGCTTTTTACCTTCACTTTCGTTTACAATGACTTTGATTACCTTAGTCATATCAACCCAAAATAGCTTAAAGTTCTCTGGATCACGTACAAATACTTGATCTCCGTATTTCAATACGTTGCGAAATACCTTGAATATGCGTGAGTCAAACTCGTTTAGTTTGCACCATTGTTGTAATTGTGTCTTGATTAGTTCTACTTCATGTGCAGTGGGATCATCAGAGAAATTGACATTAAACGGCGTTTTATTGTGTTCGTTTGTCATAGTACTGAACTCTGAAATGATGTCTAAACATGCATTTATTTCAGCATCTACGTCCATCATTTCGAATTGATTATAGCGTTCGATACGATTAGGATGCCCGGTATATACTTCAGGCAATCTACTCCCGTAGTTTTTGTATCCCATTTCAGCGTTATTCCAACCACCTGTGTCAGAACCATTTTGTCCAGGACTGCCGTTCCAAGCACCTGAATTGCTATTGAATCCAGATAATGGGCTAGAGATACCACTTTTATTCGTAAAGCGTTTTTTGTATGTCATGCTATTATTTATCTATTCCACAGTTTTAGAAATGATATTTTTATTAGAAAAATGGGAGACCCGATTTTTTCGTTGTATCCATGTTTTGCTCAACCAATTTAGCTATCTGATCTCTTTCAAAACGGGACATATTAAGTATATCCTCATAGGATACACCTCCCCTCATATACCAAGAATACGTGATCGCATTCTTCTTGATACTATTAACTTCTTCTTCCATATCATCAATTAGCTTCTTGACCCGATCAGGAGCCAACGTCAGAAGCCTTAGCCGAAAAAATCAGCGACATTCAGTGCGATTGATTGATCATATTCATGTGAACAACTAACACATTTGATCTTTATGGGTTTGATTTCAGATGTTTGTCGTAATTTAACCATTTGATCACGGATTGATTCGAATGTGGTGCTATCGCAGTTTCTTAGAAAATCCAAAATATATTCTTTATTATCCACAACAATGTTTGGAGCAGTTATAGATTCTATAGCAGAACTTACTAATAAAATCCCCATATTACTGATATTTTTTAGGGCCTCAGATGTAGCTAAAGCTCTTTGATCTTCGGGCATTGTTTCTAATGCTGTCAAAGTTCGTTGTTCCTT